ATGGCCTCATTCTGCGCAATAGTCTATGGTCATTACAAGCGATGGACAGGCGCGCGTAATAGTGCAGAGCTGGTCACGAATACATGCCTCAGGGGTGTTCTGGCGGCAATCTCGATTCCGATCTTCTCAACACAGCCGGAGAAGGCAAGAGAGGCGACAGATGAAGCCAATCTTAGAGCCGCATATGCTGCAGGTGTTGCGCAGGTACTTGATAACGAGCCTTCTACCGATTCAATATGGATTTACACGACTGATGGTAAGCTCGTAGATTCAAAATCAGACACTGCTAAACCGATAACCGGAAAAGCAAGCCAGACTAGCTTTCAAGCGCCAACCCTGGCTTAGGTTGGACAACTTATAATGGTGAGGCTAAAGATAAACCATTAAAAGTCACGTATACAGCTTCAGCCAAAACTATCACTGTTAATTTTGGGTGATATAACTGGAGCAAAACCTTCAAGTCCCTCATCCTCGTGATGAGGGATTTTCCATATGATAAAACCCTCCAGATTGCTCCGGAGGGCTTGAATAATCATAATAATTTTCAAACCAAAAGACGATCTGATTGACGGTTAGCCCTCTGTAGATCCATCAAAAGAGCAGGTAATTTCGCCGTCTTTTGTTATTACAACTTTAATCTTCTTATCTTTCGCAATAGTATTGTGCTTATATGTGTAGGAACCACTGTTATAATCCGAGCAACCACCATCAGCTGCAGTGCCTTTGCCAATGGCGTCTGCATCATTCGCAGTTGCAACTAGCTTTCCACTACCTGCATTATAATACATTGTGTAGGTGCCATCAGAGCCCGCAGTTACACCACTAGGCAAATCTTCTGTCAAATAGGCAGCAGATGCTTCGGCTCTAGCAGCTCTCAAATTAGCCAAGTCAGTAGCCTCTCTTGACTTCTCCAGCTGCGATGTAAAGATTGGAATCGAGATGGCCACCAGAACACCCGCCGAATAGGCAATACCAAATATTGATGTCATTCCTTATTAATATACTATATATTGCATTTCTGTGGCTGGGCAGAATTTCCTTAGTTCACAAATCCTTCTGCAAGCGGGCATAATCCACCTCCGTTCTCATGGCATTCTGTAGCAGGCATAATATTCTTTCGTTCCTACGGCATCTTGCAAGCGGGCAAAATTATGGGTTTCCCCATACTCAAAAAAGGCCCTGCCATCACCAGCAAGGCCTCTGCATGCTCTCTCATAGCTTTACGTTCTTCACTGTACCGTCGAGGAAGGTGATGGTGAAGGTGGTAGAATTATGGACCCGCACTTCTTCAAGCACCATCCGGGTGAGTTCTGGAATCTCAAAGTCCAATCTGCCCTCGGCGGTGAGTTCGATCATCTGTTTCCCCCGGATCCTCTCCAGTGCATTTTCCGATTTCTGCATGGTCTTCCAGTGGTCCATGAAGGACTCACGATTCTCCACGATGCTGTTCCATACGATTGTGAAAGCTCTGCGCAGTTCTTTCTCCTTCACGTTCCCATTCGTACAGATCTTTCCCTGCGCCTTCTCCGCATTCAGGCACTTCCAATATGGAGTGTTCCCATTGGGATTGAGGCGATGATAGCTGCTGCCGCAGAGTCCACAATAGACCCTCCCGGAGAAACCGCTCCCCGCCTGACTGATGATCTTGCAGATCCCATGACTCTCCATGAAGCCCTCTCTGCGTTTCAGCTCATATTGTGCTGCTTCCCAGACTTCCGGAGTAACCAGTGCCTCATGGTCTCCCTGCACATAGTACTGGTCTTTCTCGCCTTTATTCTCGACCATCTTCTTCGTCAGGAAATCGACCGTGTATGTCTTCTGCATGAGAAGATCTCCCTTGTACTTCTCGTTCTGCAGCATGCGCTCAATGGTTTTCGCGTTCCATCTGGCCTTTCCGGTGACACCCGGCACCTGCTCTGCTTTCAGCTGCTGCGCGATGCCTTCGAGCGACCAGCCCTCAAGGAAATCCCGGTAGATGCGCTTCACCACCTCGCCCTGCTGCGGGTTGATGACAAGATTGCCGTCCTCATCCTTGTCGTATCCCATGAAACGCTCGGTGTTGATCATTGGCTGGCCTCTTTTGAATTTCGAGCGGATGCCCCACGTCGTGTTCTCCGAGATGTTCCTGCTCTCCTCCTGCGCAAGGGAGGAGAGAATCGTGAAGAGGAGCTCTCCGGATGCCGCCATCGTATCGATGTTCTCCTTCTGGAAGTAGATCGGAATACCGAGGTCCTTGAGCTCCCGTGAGTAGTGCAGGCAGTCAGCGGTGTTACGTGCGAATCGGGAAATTGATTTCGTAATCACGCGATCGACTTTCCCCTCGCGGCAAGCCCGCATCATTTTCTGAAAGCCTGCTCTCTTCTTTGTTCCGGTGCCAGAAATTCCCTCATCGGAGAAAATTCCTGCCATCACCCAGTCGGGATTGTTGTTGATGAGTTCTGTGTAATAATTGACCTGATTTTCGAAGGAACCGAGCTGTTCTTCCTGCTCCGTCGAGACTCGGCAGTAGGCTGCTACCCGGATCTTTTTCCTGACTCCCTCAGCCGACTTTCTGATCGGGCTTGCGGGAATAACCGTAACATTCTTTGCCATCGATGATCTCCTTTCCAATGTAGACAATGCCGGGATAATCACGCAGGGATTGCAGCATCTCATCTGGCACCCGGACTCCCTTGCAGATCGCCTTACCGTACCGGCTGCTGTTGTTGCAGATCCATTTCACGCTCCCATTGTTGGCAATGATGCGCCGCAGCTTCCCACCGCAGTATTTGCAGAAAATCCGGTCCTTGTATGGGTAGTTCTCTTCAGACAGCTCCGGGGCATTATGGCTATGCCGCTTCTCTGTGTGGTTTCTGTGCCAGCTGATGCTGTCCTCATATGTGAAAACGGTCACCCTGCCCCGGTCGGTGGTTTCGGTGATGTACCGATCCTCGCTGAATGCTCCCCAGCTTCTTACCAACTCATCAGGGATAGAAACACCGGAGCAGAAGGAACCGGTGAACTTCTCTTTTCCAGAGCATATCCAGCGGTTCTTCCCTCCGGTGTAGGAACGCATCAGCCTGTGGCCACACTTCGCACAGTAGAGCTGATCCTTATAGGGAAAATTGTCGAGAGGTGCCTTCTCCTCCGGTTCCGGTTTCGATTTCTGCCGGACACCGAGTGCCCTCTGCGCTTTCTCCCAGAGCTCATTCGTCACGATCGGTACATGATTCTCTGCGTAGTAGAGCATCGATACCTCGCCACAATTCTTCCGGAGCTTCCGGTGCTCATCGACGTAATGTTTGAACTGAACAAAGTCCCCTTTGTATTCCTCATTCTTCAGGATCCTCGTGACCGTGGTCCGATAGAACTTTGCCCCGGTCTGCGTTTTGACACCCTCGCCGTTCAGGTAGTTAGTGATCTGACCGACCGTGAATCCATCGGCTGCCATCTCGAAGATTTCCAGCACCCGGTCTGCATTCTTATCCGGAACGATCTCCCCGTCTGCATTCTTTGTGTATCCGAACACCCGTTGGATCTGCTGGATCGGTTCCTGACGTTCGGTCTTTCTCTTGATCGTCATCTTGGAACCGAGACGATTGGCTTCACTCTCTGCCTGCCCGAAGGCAGCGAACAGCGTCATGAGCAGCTCCCCGCCTTCTCCGAGCGTATTGATCTGCTGCAGTTCGAAGTACACACCGATGCCCCGGCTCCGGAGAAGTCTGGTTGCATCGAGCACCGTGCCGGTGTTCCGGGCAAAACGGGTGATGGACTTTGTGATGACCAGCTCGAACTTTCCTTCTTTCGATTCCTCTAGCATCCGCTGGAATCCAGGTCTTGCTTCCTTGAATCCCGAGATGCCAAAGTCGTAGTAAATCTCGACAAGCTCATACCGAGGATCCTCTCCGACCGTCTCCCGATAGTGTCTGATCTGGTTTTCCAGTGAATATTCCTGATCCTCGTGCTTGCTGGATACCCGGCAGTAGACCGCTGCCCGGATCCGCCGATCCCGTGATCTTTCTATGTGTGGAATCAGGATCACGTTACCCGAGGACGATGAAGTCCGGTTCTGCTGTATGCTCATGCTGTTCTGCCCCCTTCATTTTCCGGCGCTGATTCCGCGCTTTTTCCTGCTGCGCTTCTGTTCGAAAAGCCGCGTTTCCATCCAGATGCTGCATCAGAATGCGTCGAGTCTCTCTATGCTCGTTACCGCCCATGCCGATGCTGTTCATCCAACCCCGGAACGTGTACCGTTCATTGACCGCCTGCACCGGATCTGCCTTCACCCACGCAGCAGTCTCGCAGGATTCGACCATCCCGTTCGCCAGATCCTGAAAGGCGGCAAACTCTGCCTCCGGTCTTCCTTCCGGGAATCCTGTGAACAGCACCCTATCTGAAAGGAACTCGATCCCTCTGGTAGCTCTTGTGCCTCCTGACCGGACAAGTGTTTCGTTGAAGTCCACCAGCTCTGTAGGACAGGCATTTTTCAGTCTTTTGACCAAGGCCTTGGAAATGTAAAAGGCATTCGGCTGGTCGATGGCCTTATTGATCAACTCTCCCTTCGAAGCAAGCATGTTGATGAGGTTTACCCGGGTGGTAACGCGATCTGAAAGCTCCGCCTCGATGGCAGAGCGCTTTGCCTCGTCCACGGCGTATCCGGCCTCTATCAGCTTCTGAAGGAGCGCTGGATCTGCTGTCTCATCACTCACGCGGATGTTGCCGTTTCGAAGTACCGTGTATGGGCCGATCCGATAGTTAAATGTCGGTGCTCCCGCATAATCCATCTTCTCGCCTGTTTCATTTTCAAGGAACCGTACAATGGCTGCCCGGTCCTCGATGATCGTTTTGATCTCCATGCTTTTCTCCCTTCTTTCAGGAAACCCTGCTGTGCTTGCCGTCTCCGAAGTAATCCGCGACATAATGCTCATGGCAGCAGTATTTCCGATGCTTGTTTCCGTAGGCCTCGAAGGTTTTTCCGCAATAAGGACACACCTTTTTGTAGATCGCTGTCGGCTTCTGTTTCTGCTCATCCCGGTGAATCTTCCAGTATTTTCTCCGGCACTCCTCGCAGCAGAACCGCTTCTTTCTTCCCCTGCTGTGCTCATTTTCTGTGATGGGCCTTCCGCAGTAGGCGCAGACCTCACGGTTCTGAATCTTTGATGGCATTTCCTCATCCACCGGAGTCTTATCGCAATCGAGATTTCTGCACTGATACCGGATTTTCTCGTAGGGAAGGCGGGTGTATTCCGCAATCTTCCGGTAACTCATTCCATTTGTTCTCAGCAAAATTGCCTGCTGTAAGGCTTCATCCTTTATTTGCATCTGACCGCACCTCCTTTTTTCGGTAGTCCATACATCACTCTTGTATGCGATAGTATCAAGTTATTTCTTTGGCGTTCTTCCTAATATATAGGTGGCCGGAATGCGCCTCCAGATAATGAGCGCGCGAACAATATTTCCGGTCTTTATCGCCGTAAACCTCGAAGGTTTTACCGCAATACGCGCACACCTTGGTATAGATCGCCTTAGGTCTCTGTTTCTCCTCGGCGCGATGCAGGTGCCAATACGCTCTGCGGCACTCATCCGAGCAGAACCGTTTCTTCCGTCCCGGCGAGTCGTTCTGCATGATGGGCTTTCCGCAGTAGGCGCAGGCTTTCCGGCTCTGGATTTTGATGAGCAGGCTCTCGTCTACGGGTGCTTTGTCGTATCCCTGCTTCTTGCACTGATACCGGATCTTCTCGTAAGGAAGACCCGTGTACTCCGCGATCTTCCGATTGCTCATCCCGTTCTGTCTCAGCAGGATTGCCTGCTGCATTTCTTCTTCCGTCATGGTTGTTCTCCTTTTGCGCTGAGGTTGTCGATATAGAAATCCCTTCACTACTCACAGGACAGTTCCCGCAAGGTTGAGCAAAGGAATCTTTGCTTTCACCTATCAGCGGACACTTCCCGGGCGTTTTTGTGACGGGACGTGAAATTTTCCTGCAGGTATATGCGGACCATTCACACGCGATTTTGAACGGTCCATGAGAATTTCTTCCTCGCATATGTATGCGGACCATTCGAGGGCAAATCGGAAATGGCCCGAGGGATTTTTTCATCCCGTCACATATAAACGGAACTTTCAGAAGGAAATCGGAAATGGAATGAGAAAAATTGCTGCCGAAACGGCGGCAGAAAGTGATTGAACGATTGAAGTTAGACGTGTAAGGTTAAATCAGAAATTCAAATCAGAAGTTGAAGGTGTGATTAATGAAAATTGTTGAAGTTAAAGAGAATAAAAAACAATATCTGGATTTGCTCCTATTAGCAGATGAGCAGGAAGATATGGTTGACCGTTATCTTGATAAAGGCAAGATGTATGTACTTGATGACATTGGGACAAAGTGCGAGTGTGTCATAACCGATGAAGGAAATGGCATACTTGAAATCAAGAATATTGCTACAGTTCCAGAATATCAAGGCAAAGGCTATGCAAGAGCCTTAATTGAGTTTGTTATTAATAATTACATGGGAAAATACTCAATTCTGCAAGTGGGAACAGGAGATAGTCCGCTTTCAATCCCGTTTTATGAAAAGTGTGGTTTTGTTCGCTCACACAGCATACCCAATTTTTTTACAGATAATTACGACCACCCAATCTATGAAAGTGGAATACAGTTGGTAGATATGGTGTATTTGCAAAGGCCTTTATAATCCAACTTCCAGCTTATCGAAATAAAATAACGGCCAGCAGGCAGCTCACAAGAGTTACCCACTGGCCGTATTTCTTACTTCACTCTGATTTTCCATCCCACCTGGATCTGATTCACATTTCTGATCAGGGCTGAATTCAGCTTCTGGATTGCCGCCACGGACGTGCCATACTTCCGGGCGATGGCAGACAGCGTATCTCCGCTTCGTACCGTGTAGTAGGTCGCCGCTGACGCTCCGAGCAGCTCGTTCACCTTTGCCTGCACGGCTGCGTAGTCATAGCCAGCAGTCGTGATGCGGTTCTTCCGATCATCACCATTGCCCCACTTCCCGGCCAGTACCTCCCGCGCCAGTTCATCCACCGACTTACGCGGTTGAACCGGAGTGGCCTCCTGCGCACTGCCCTGCTTGGTGTATCCGTTGAATCCACCATTCTTGATAATGGCCGGATAGTCCTGATAGGCGATATCCATATCCACATTTCCGGCAATTCCGTCCACTCTCCCGGAAGACGAGTACTGCCAGATTCCGTATGCCCCGCCATAGGTACATCTCGAAGCATACTGTGCTACCCAATGCATGAATGGAGTGAGCTTCGAATCATCCAGCCGGTCACGGAATCCGGAATAGGTGGAACTGTAGATACCTGCAAAGTATCCAGCGGCTTCCAGCGCTCTGCAGAAAGCAATCGTCGCTTCTGTAGCACCAGCCTTTGCGGATGCAGGCGTAGCCTCGACATCGATAAACACCGGGTACTCGAACTGCTTGTTCTTCAGCTGATTCAGGAAACGCTGTGCATCAGCCTTCCCCGCTTCCGCAGACGTGCAGGCCGGACCCACGAAATAATACGCACCAACCGCGATGCCGTTCGCCTTGGCATTTCTGTAGTTCTCTTCCCATCTGGGATCTGTATAGAAACCATCGTCCGAGCCGCCTGCCTTGATGATGGCAAACTGGATACCTGCTGCCTTCACCCTTGCCCAGTCAATGGCTCCCTGCCAGTGACTTACGTCAATACCTTTTATCTCCATAGTTTTATTCCTCCTTCATAAAGAAAGCCCTCCGGTAAAGAGCCGGAGAGCTTCAGATCATTTGTCCCATGCCCGGAAGGGCCAGCCGGGATATGAGGATCACCTCCTCTCACTGATTGGTTTTGGTCAGCTGCTTGTAGATCTGGTTTACGCCAGTCGCTGCAAGACCGGACACGATGCCAACGGCCAGCGCGTTGATCAAATCCTTTGCCGGGAAGTCCGGCATCAGATACAGCCCCGCGACACCGAGCACTGCGCCGACGCATCCACAAATCACCGGGATCAGCTCATCCTTTACGGAGCCTGCTGCCTTGCAGCCGATACCGACCAGATATGCAATCACCGTGATTGCCGCCACACTTGCGATTCCAAAGTCCATGTTCACTTCACCTCCTTCTCTTCTACCGTGAGTGGTAGTTCCAGACACTTCCTGTACAGGGATTCTCCAGTCCCATTACCGCCGAGCGCCTTGTATGGCTTATACAGGTACTCGAGATTGCTCCGGTCTTCCGGCGTGCAATAACCCCGGGCAATAAAAAAGCTGCAGGCCTGATAAATCCGGTCGTGCAGCAGTGCCATCATTCCTTCTTTGATTTCGTCGTTCTCCTGTTTTCGCCGGAGCAGCGCTCGCCGCAACCATGTGATGATGACGATGATCAGAGCAAACAGCTCCTGAATCCAGTATTTCAGGATAAAGTCTATCAACGGTATCACCTCCCTCAGACCGCATCCGTTAGCGTGTATGTAACCTTCATGGACTGAGCGCTGGTCTTCACGATCGGAGAACTCAGGTTGCAGATGGTTCCCAGATAGTTGCAAGCGAAAGAATAACACAGACTTTGATTCGACATCCTAAATCGCTGCAGCTTCTCTGTTTCATGCGTAATGTAGTATGATGGATACCCGATACTACTGGTCGATTCTTCATTCAATCGATACTTGCCATCAGAATAAACAATGCCAGGACTCCCATAGGTTGTCGTAGATCCGGAAGAAGTGGTTCCCGTCCACTCAAATGTTGCGAAGACACCACCGCCACGTATTGGATAGATCTTCCTGCAACGGATACCACCGAAATTTATCTCCTTCACGTCAACAGTATTCGACAGGTTTACTTTATATAGCGTATGCTCATCATAACTGATGAAATACAGGTATCCGTCGGATACCACTGCATTCAGCTCTTCATAGTAATCTGTGCCACCGGTAGACTTTGCCGTTACATTTGGTATGGCAATAATCTGCTCCGCTTCTTCCTGAAAAGAGAAATCAGAGATCTTGAACTTCCTGATTCGAATGCTGACCGTCCCCTGCTTGGTGACATTGGGAACATAAACAGCATACAGGTATCCGTCATAACCATCCGCGACTGCCCAGTAATAGTAGTTTTCAGGATCTTTAAAGGCAAAGTCAAAGACCTGCGTTTCTTCTCCAAGATAAGGTGTATATGCCTTGACGATATTAGTAAAAAATGTTTTCTTGTAGATCTTGCCATCGCGATACAAATACAGCGTACCTGTACTCTCATCAAAAGTAAGTGGGCAATAAGAGCGATCACAGCTAAGATTGCCTTCATCGTACTGTGCCCCTGTAAACGGACTTTCACCACCTCTTCGGTGCGTCAGCGCAAGGGAGGCGATCGTACCATTTGCCTGTGATGTGGAGAAATCCCAGACATTCACATAGCCTGTGTCTGTTCGTCCTGACTCCGCTTTATTAATCGATCCACCAAGCTTTGAAGCCGTATTTGTGTTCTGACCGGCATGGCCTGTTAGATGGACGTTCATCGGAAAATGAACGTTATTCGCATCTTCCGTAAGGGTTCCGTCGAACAGGAACAATCCTCCCAATGCATATGTGGCGGCGGGCAGTAAATCATCAAAGTGATCGTATCCTTTCCCACCAACGTTTGCGGCAAGGCCTAGCAAATCACCCAGTGCATTCGTAACCATGTTATCCTGCTCGATCCGCTTGTTCTCTCCTGTGATTTCATTGTGCAGATCAATCTGCAGATGTCCTTTCAGCATTTTTCTCCTCCTCAATCGTTCTTATAGGTGATGACAAAGTTCGTGAGGGAGGAGGCAGCTCCTTCGATCATGAACTGAAACCAGATCTTCTTATTCGCCTGTGCGCCGGAATAGATCGAGGCATAGTCCGTTGCAAGAAATGTGGCCATATCAACCGCATCCGTATAGGTGGTTCCATCAAAACTGTACGATACGGTTACCGTCCCTGTGTAAACGGCAGTCATCTGTGTAATGCCGTGGATGGTCTCGTGGCTAAGATCTGCGATACAGTGAATCGTCTGCTTCTTCGGCACGGCCTTCACCGCCGCTTTCATGGCTTTCGGATTTCCATCCGACCAGCGGTAGATGATTGGTTTCGTAAGGCTCGTGATCTGTTCGGAAGTCGGCAGGGTATCAAAGCCTTTTTCCTGAAAGAACGAGGCTTCGCCAAGATTTGCCGCGACAGCGTCTGTAATTTCCGTCACCACGCCATTTACGAGCCTGTAGATCTTTCCGTTGAAATCCGTCAGCAGGTATTTTTTTGCATAGGGCGGCTCTACACCCATGAACAGGAGATACCCGATCGCGCAGGCATCATTTCCCCTGCTCTGAGAACCGTCCTTGGTGTAGCGGAGCACGATCGTATGCACGCCTGCAGCAAGATCGTAGGTGAATTCCGTAAAGGTGCTGGTGCCGGTTCCGGACTTCTTCAGCACCTCCGTCCCATCCACGAGCACATGGAGCCAGTCATAGTTCTGCTCACTGGAAACGATGTAGCTGAAGGCGAGACTCCCCGCCTCCGCGAGCGTAACCGTAAGGGATGTCTCACTGGTCCCGTTATCCGTGATCTGGCCGCTGCGGAGCGTATTCACTCCGGCAACCTGCCATGTCTCTGCCGAATAGAACGGCGTGGTACCGTCCGCCACCGACAGGATTTCCTCTTCACCTTGTTTCCACGTATCGTCTTCAAAGGTGATCCGCATGATGTTGTCTTCTCTTTGAATGCTCACAGGCTCACCTCCTCCAGTGTCTCGATCTCCGGATAGGCACTGTAGATTTCGAGGACATCCAGCTGTCCCGTATCCACGGTTCCCGGGTTACTCTCTACGTTGAACTGCGTCTGAAGGGCAAAGGCATCATCCGAATTCGTGGTGATGTAGGTGCTGCTATAATCAGGCTTTCCTTCCGTATCGGAAAGGATGAAATACCGAACCACAATGCCGATGTTTGTGCTGTCGGTAAAGCTGCCAAGAACGGAAGCCATATCAAAGGAGATCGCGTCGCTTGCACCCGTCGGAACAGGAGTAAGCAGTGCAGTCTTTGCCTCATCCGTAAGCTGCCCGATGACGGAGCCCATCGAGAATCCGATGAATTCCTCTTCCGCATTAATCGTGCCGTCCCACTTGCCTGTCCCAGCAAGGCCCATGCCCTCGATCACCGCGTTGATGCAGTTGGTGTCCAGATAGAGAGCCCCACCCGCCGCAGTGAGGAAGATCACGAAGAGATACACCGTATTTGCTTTCACATCGCCTATGTAGTAATGAAGCGAAAGGATATGCTTCCCGGAGACGTCGTAGGTCTCCACCGGGTGGTAATCGATCTCGTCCCCGGCAAGGGTATAGGATACCGTGACGGTCATCCTGCTCGGTGAGGCAAGTTCCGTCTCTGCGCTGGTCATCCGTTCATCAAGGGCGCTGACTCCGGTCTGCAGTTCTTTGATTTCACTCTGCAGTTCCGCAGGTGTCGGAGCGCTGTAATCCGCAATCGTCACATCCTTCAATGTCGTGCTGCCGATAGCATGAGTTGTGCTGAGTTTGGTGTCGAGCAGGAGTTCTGCCCAGAGGGATACTTCAGATGCCTTCGTCGCCGTTGCAAACCGGATCGAGGCCACCGGTACCCGCTTTCCATCCCCGACTTCCACCACCTGCGTATTTGTGAACCGGTAATGGACCAGCTGGTTCTCATCGGTATTGGAGGCGAGCCCTACGAGATTCTTGTCCGTCTTGCTCCGGGCGCTGGCAAGGGACGGATCCTTCCCGACCCCCACCATTTCAAAGTACTGGTTGTACTTGAACGTGAACTTTGTAATACAGTAGAGCGCATCACCATCCGCAAGACCGTTCTGAAAGACCAGCACATCTCCAAGGTCATAGGCAGGATTTCCAATTGCACGGCACGTGAATGGAACATATCGAATCTGCTGTATCGCAGTCAGAATAGCCTTTGCCATTTCTTCCTTCGTCGCAGCCACACCGTACTGGAGGAAGGGATTGCTCCCGAGATTCATCGTGAGGCCGTCATCCTCGTCTTCGGCATAATAGGAGGTTGTGCTGTCCTCCATGTTGACCACAGAAAGCCCGGTATAGCGAGTGACATAATCCGAGAAGGAGCCTCCCGTGAACCGGTGCGCATCGTCAATCGTATCGACAACGGTCTGGTTAAAGGACCGGAATACAATGTTTCCTTCCCTGTCGGCTGTTGCAAAGCAGCCGATGCCCGGTGTTGGGGAAAAGCCACGAGACCAGATCCCGCCATGTCTCGACATCATTCGTCGTGGTCTCAGAAATCATCGTAGTTCCATTGGCAAAAGACTCGAATTCCTTTTCTGTATTTGCAAAGTTCACACCGGTCGCTTCTGCAATCGCCTGCGCACACTGATATGGGGTAACCTCCGTGATGACCTTGTTGCAGTTCTTGTCAAGGAGCGCCATATGGTCATAGGCCTTGATGACGACACCGCTGGCTGTCCACTCTGCCGTTTCTACCGTAAAGACACCCAGAGGAACATCTTCATAGGTTCCATCCGCAATCTTCATTCCGAAGACAGGCCTGATTTCCAGCCCCTTCCACCCATATCGGCTGATCGGCATGTTCATGAACGTTACATCCAGTTCTCCGACATAGACCTGTCCGATCGTGATCTCATCATTTCCCGTGCACTGATTGGTGATGGAGAAGGACCCGGCAAGGATGTTATCATCTGTAAAAGGATGGTCACCAATCGTTCCCGTCATCCGGAATCTCTGGACCGGCTGCTTCATGGCAGCCTTGTATTGTTCACTTACTGCGTACATGAAGCGCCTCCCTCCTTAGAATTCCTCAAGGTCAAAGCTCACCGTGTAGAGCCCATTCGTTCCCTTCGTCTTTTCCGAGTTCTTCTCCGGGGCAGTTTTGAAGTTCCGTATCCGCATCGTGCGTGTCTTATAATCCTGTGTCTTCAGGTCGTACAGCTTCACCGCAATGCTATCCTTGTCCCGGAACGCAGCAAAGGTCGCCGCCCATCTACTTGAACACTGAAAAGAAGCAGAAACGGACAGCTTGTCATACCTGGTGACAATGACCTGATCCGTTCCTGCTTCTGTCTGGTTGGTACTCTCGACGACGGCATAGCTCTCTTCCCAGCTTTCCGGTGTGAAGAGTTTGGTGTCATCAAAGTAGATTGGATATTCACTAAGCATCATCGCCCTCCTGACCGGTAATTGCTCCGCTGGGTTGCCCGGACGACGATCTCGTCAATCCTCTCCTGTCCAATGTAGACCGGGATAATGATGTCTCCGCCGCCTGCACCAGCCAGTGCTCCCTGCACGATCTCAGCAAGTTTATCGGTGCCGACCACAGCTTCCGATCCTGCTTCCCCGCCGCCAAGAAGCCTGCCGCCTGCAGCGCCGAAGATCGTCGGGCTGTTCAGGATATAGGCATCATCCATAGCCTTCTTGTACCAGTCCACAGACAGGTGCGGAACCGAAGGAGGATCTACAGAGAGCTTTCCGCTGATGGAGAAATGCGGCAGCTTGATCTTCGGAAGCTCCAGATGGCACCCGGAAAAGAATCCTTTGATCTTGTCCAGACCACCACTCACGATGCTCTTGGCGTTCTCGATCATGGAGGAGAATGCTCCTTTGATGGCATCGAGCTTTCCCTGTGCGGAAGAGAGGGCATCGCCGAGCTTCCCGCCCGTCAGCTCATTGATCTTCGAGAATCCTGCCTCCCAGATCGATTTGTAGGCATCGACCGCTGTACCGATCACACCTTTGATCCCGCCTCCGTGTTCATCCACAGAGGACTGAATGGCGTCCCATGCCGTGCCGGTGTTGGTCTTTACCGTATCCCATGCAGTACTGATGGTGGTCTTTACGGCATCAAAAGCAGTACCGGCTGTCGTCTTGATCCCATTCCATGCACCTGAGAGTATCGTGGTGATCCCGCTCCATGCCGTCGAGGCAGCAGAGCTGATGGTCGACCACGTATTGCCAAGGAAATCGGAGATTCCGGTAAAGACCGTCGTTGCCGTAGTGCTGATTCCACCCCACAGTCCGGTGAAGAAGCTGCTTATGCCGTTCCAGACAGTCTCCGTGGTGGACTGGATACCGTCCCAGAGCCCGGTGAAGAAGCTACCGAGCCCTTCACCGATGGACTGTACTCCGGAGCACACGGTTTCCCAGACGTCACCGAACCACTCAGAGATTTCTCCCCAGTGCTTCACGATCTCGATGACCGCAACCACGGCAGCTACCACCGCCGCGATGATCCCGATGATCGGAAGGATCGGAACAGACACGGCCCCAATCGCAGGAATCACAGTGCCAGAGAGGAAACCGACCAGTTTTCCGACGACACCTGTGACGGAACCTACCGCCGTGACAACCTTGCCGACACCCACAACAACCGGTCCGACAGCTGCTGCGATGAGAGCTGCCTTCACGATCGCCTCCTGCATACCGGGAGACAGTCCATCCCATGCGTCCTTGAGTGCGGTCACGACATCCTTGATCTGCGTCATGGCCTCGGTAATCATCGGAGCTGCCGCATCGACAATCTCCGCTCCGAGATCCTTCAGGTTGTTCATCACAACCGTCATCTGATCGAGTGGGTCCAGCGTCTCATTGAAGGTGTTCTCTACCGACCCGGCGTAATCCCCGAGCGTGGTAGAGAGGTCAGCAAGGGACAGCTTGCCACTCTGGACCGCGTTGTAGATGGCACCACCAGCACGGGAGCCGAACAGGTCATAGGCTGCCTGCAGCTTTTCCGTGTCCGTGGCATTGCTGCTCATCGTTTTGGAGAAGTCCTTCAAGGCGTCACTGAGGGACTGTCCATTCTTCGTGGCAACCTTCTGCGCCTTGGTAAGGCCGGTCAGCATCGTCGAGGTATCAAGACCGGACATCTCCACCGCACCCATGAAGCCTGCCGCCTGCTCTGCAGACAGTCCCATCGCCTGAAACTGTCCAGCATTCTTGGCAAGGTCCTGCGAGAGGGTATCCATCGACACACCGGTTGCCTGCCCGACCTGATTTAAGGCATCGAGGAGGTTCCCGGCATCATCCGACGACTGGCCGAAGGCATTGAGGACGGAAGATACGTTATCAACCGAGGTGCTGACATCGGTGCTGTTAAGATTCGCAAACTCCACAAACTTCGTGGAAAGGTCCTCAAGGGCATCCCCGGTAAGACCGAATCTCGTATTCACTTCGCCGATGGCATCGCCTGCCGTCTGGAAGTCAGTAGGGATTGTCTCTGCGATGGACTTCGCCCGGTTCTGCATATCTTCCAGTGCAGCTCCGGAAGCACCGGTCTTCTCGGTGACGGTATCGAGCGCCTCATCGACTTCCTTCCACGCGGCAACGGAAGCAGCGCCGACAGCCGCGACAGGAACCGTGATGCCTTTCGTGAGTCCTTCGCCGACATCACTGATCTTGCCGCCGACTTCTTTCATCTTGTCACCGGCAACCTGAAGCTGCTGGCTGGCAACGGAGCCGAACTTCTTATACTCGTCTTCCAGTCCTTCGAGGGACTGCTTTGTCGCCTCGATCTCCCGGGTCAAGGCTTCCTGCTGTTTCTGCGTCTCCTCGGTCTGAGGACCGGCTTTGAGCTGTGCGAGGGCTTCCTTCTCCTCGGCGAGCTTCTTCTTGGTTGCGTCGATAGCGTCAGTAAGATACTTCTGCTTCTGTGCCAGAAGATCCGCGTTGCCGGGATCCATCTTCAGGAGCTTGTTGACATCCTTGAGATTACTCTGGGTGTCCCGGATCTCTTTGTTCACGCCCTTCAGGGCATTGGAGAGCTTGGTCGTATCGCCATCCAGCTCGATTGTGATTCCTTTAATGCGATCTGCCATAGCCTGCTCCTCCCTTCATGGCAAAAAGAAAGCACCGGCTCTTCACCGATGCTCCACACAATTTATTTGCTTCATTTCAGAAAATCTCCCGGGGAAACAATTCTGGGATCTGTAATTCCCGACTCAAGAAAGTCTTTATCTCCAGTCAGGATCACATCTGCGCCTGATGCAACTGCCGCCCTGAAGATTGGACGGTCCTTTTCATCCCGGATTCTCTGCTCGTCTGCTATTTCTAATTCTGGAACCTTTACGATTGTGACGGATGTCATAAGCATAGATAGGAATGTATTTAGCACGGATATCTTCTCCGGCATTTTCCTCTTAAATACTTTCTTCAGCTCATCAATATTAATCTCGCACACAATCGCATCATTGGGTTCTGTTACTGCTTTGTAAAGAGCTCTTGCAGGTGCGCTTCCGGGAAAAAGCGCGGCTGAGAACAGGACGTTGCTGTCAATAAATACCTTCATTCTCAGTCCTCATCTCTGATAGATTTCATCAGATCGTTAACATCCTGCTCTGATTCAAGCCCCAGCCTTTCAGCCTCACCTTTTAGCTGATCCTGCAAGTATTTCATTGCAAAAACAGCTGAGTTCACAACAGTGACCTTTCCGTGATCAACCACAAATGTCACACGGTCTCCGTTACCAACGCCAAGGACCTCTCTGACATCTTTGGGTATCGTCACCTGCCCTTTCGACATCACCTTAGCGTCATCCGTAAAAGTGTTCTTATCTAACGTTGCTTCCATATTGTCTGCCTCCTTCCATGAAAGTAGGGTATTTCCTACTTTTATTATAGCGGAGACTGGCAAAATATCAAGCACTAAAATACGTCAAATTATCACAACTAAAAACATATCTCCACCTTTTTGAATTATCCTGTATTTACTGCACATCCAGATAAAAAGGTGGAGATATTGTTTGTGTTTATATGTTGCCTGCCATCATATTCATTTATAATGTTTCCTACAATTTCTGAAAAAGGAGGAAGCATTATGGATGTAACTTATTTACAAAACAATGCGGATACCCTGATTGAGCATATGCGGATGGATGGTTATTCAAAGACTTTCATTAAATGTTGTCATTCAGCCGTCAATCATGTAATCAGGGAATCTCAACAACAAGCATGGTCATCGTATGATGATGCAAGGGAATGGTTTGCAAGCACTGATCAGTTCTCGGAAATCACACGGCATAACTTCAGATTTGCAGTCAACATCATAGAAAAGTTTGATGTTATGCACGAATTCCCTCATCATCCAGTTGATTGCTATCAGCTGACAAGATCCTGCCATAGCGCGGGTGAACTCGATCTCTTGCCGGTGCAGGAGAGGATGGATGAGTTCGAACAGGCATTGATTGATAAGGGACACCGTCCCGAATACATCAAAAGTATTAAATCAATCGCGGCAAAGATTATCATAAATGCCCGCGTGAATTGCTGGAACTCATTCCAGGATATCCGTGATTATTATGAGAACAGTTCCCTTTCCGATTTCAGCAAACAAATGCACCGAATAACCATCAGGAAGATGGAAAACTTTCTGAATTACGGGAAAGCGCCAAGCCACCGAAATTCACCGCATTGCATCGAGGATGCACGTCCCAGCCTTGGGGAGTTGGACCTTTACCAGCTGAAGGAGAAACTCCCGGAGCTCGAGCAATACATGAACGAGCATCAATACAGCCATAATTACGTGCGGCGCGTTGTCCTGAGAATAGAAAGAATCATTGTGATGGCTGGCAGAATCGAATGGAATTCTTACCAGGATGTCCTGGACTGGTTTCAAACGCAGGATTTCGGGGATGCCTTTGTAACCGAGACACGTACCATAATAAGGATCATGTCCGCATGGCAGCTTTATGACACGTTCCCAAACAACTGTGAAACACCTCATCCTTTGTGGCCGAGAAAAAACAGTTACGACAAACTCAATCCCGCTTTTAAGGATGTCGTTGACTTTGGATGTTCTGTTCAGGAAAAACGCGGCTTAAAGGAATCCTCAGTACGTCGTGCAAAATTTGAAGCCACTTCATTCTTCCTTGCAATGCAGGATCAGGGATGCCAGCGTATTGAGGATATCAGTGAGAGTGCTGTCATCCATTACCTTCGAACAGGGACATCAAACAATGGAAGGACAAAACTTCCCGGCCTTTCGCTTTTCATGAGGGACTGCATCCCGCAGAATCCTTATGAATACCGCAGAATATATGGACTTATACCTATAAAGTATGGGGCCCGTAAAACCATACAGTTTCTTACAGTTGAAGAAAGCATGGCATTTCAGAGTGCTCTTGAGGATTTAAGCAACACCCTTTCCCTTAAGCAGCGCGCAATCGGAACCCTGCTTTTTTATACCGGGATGCGTAGCTGTGATGTGGCAAATCTGCAGCTGGAATCCATAGATTTGCAGAACGGGATCCTGCAGTTTACGCAAATAAAAACAGGCGTTGCCGTAAGGCTTCCACTCCTCCCGGTCGTGGGAAATGCCATATATGATTATTGCACAATGGAACGCCCTTCGTCTGACTCACCGTTTTTGTTCCTCGGTGAGTTTGCGCCTCATCACCCGATTACATCCAAGGCGATCCCATGGGTTGTAAGTAAAATCATGGATTTGGCGGGTATACGAACCGGCAAGGGAGACCGTCGCGGCACCCATCTTTTCCGCCATCGAGTGGCTACGGTTATGGCGGAAAACAATGTCCCGGCTCCTGTTATCAGCGCAACATTGGGGCAGACAAATCCAAAGTCATTGGATTCTTATCTGTCTGCTGACATAACGCACCTTCGGGAATGCTCATTGAGCATAAAGGAATATGCGATTCGGGAGGAGGTGTTTGACATTGTCTAAATTCAGTGAGACCCGTAATGATCTCTTCATGAAGTTCATTGATTACAGGACTGCCTGCAATCTTTGGAATACCGGATATGAAATGAACCTGACCTATTTTGACAGGTTCTGTACCGAGCATTTCCCCCTGGACAAAGGAATCACGCAAGGCATGATCGATGGCTGGTGTACGCAGAGGGATACCGAAAACAAAACATCACTGATAGGAAGGACTCTCTCGGTGCGGAAGCTGATTGAATATCTCAATGAAAGAGGGCTTGTAAATCTCACAATACCGGAAATGCCTCCGCTTCCGCCCAAACAGCATGTTCCTCATTCCTTTACTGACGAGGAACTCAGAAACTTCTTTACGGAATGTGATGCGAGGGTTTTGTCGGCAAAGGGTACCACCAAGAGGTTCAGGGCACTTGAGATGGCAGTAATGTTCCGTCTGCTCTACAGTACGGGCATGAGGACAACCGAAGTCCGGCTTCTCCGCGTGATAGATGTTGACATTCCTCATGCCGTAATAAATATCCGGAAGTCAAAAAATAGTATTGAACACTTTGTTGCACTGCATCCCGAAACAGCCGCCTTACTGGAGAAATATGACGCTGTGGCGGAAAAGGTTATGCCTGGCAGAAAAATATACTTTCCCTATAAGGATGCTTCAACGCCGTTAACAGCAGACATGGTCACCTGGGAGTTCCACAAGGTATGGGATTCTGTAAATACCGTGAATGCCGTTCCGTATGATTTCAGGCATAACTACGCTATACAGAACATCAATTCGTGGCTGTCCGCAGGCTTTGACTTCAATGACAAGTTTCTTTACCTGAGTAAAAGCATGGGGCACACATCCTTGGAGAGCACCCGCTATTACTATTCCATAGTTCCTGCTTTAGCTAATATCATCGAAGAGAAGAGCGGTGGCAGCTTCGACGACATCATTCCGGAGGTGCCTGACTATGAAGAATAACAAAGAGGCTGTTGAGCTTGCCCGCTATATCAGCACTTTTATTTCCGAGTATGCTCCATCTCAGCTAACAAACAGCGACCACACCCTGCGCTCATATGAATCTGCGCTCTCACTATACATCAGTTATCTCGAAGATAACTGCAGCATTACTGCTGATAAATTCACTAAGGATTGCTTTGACCAGCAGCACATAGAGGGATGGATGACGTGGCTGGCAGATACAAGAGAATGCAGTGCAGTCACATGTAACAATCGGTTGTCTGCGATGCGTGCGTTTACCAGGTATCTCTCTTCAAGGGATTTAAAATATCTTGCTTTGGATACGGGTGCATCTGCAGTGTCTTACCGTAAAACAATAAAGAAAAAAGTAGTCGGCATGTCACGTGAAGCAGTAAAAGCTATTTTGGCAGAACCCGACCCAAAAACAAAAGTCGGGCTTCGAGACCTTACTTTGATGATAACCCTCTATGGTACAGCTGCAAGAATAAGTGAACTTTTATCAATTCGCATAGGCGACTTGCACTTGGATGATCCGAAACCGTACGTTATTATCACAGGAAAAGGCGGAAAAATCCGTACTTTATATCTTCTTCCCAAAGCCGTTGGATTTCTCCGGTTATATTTGAAAAGATATCATGACGGTTCTGGTGACAAGGATGATTACTTGTTTTACTCATCAATCCACGGAAAATCAAGTGCACTTTCACAGCAGGCTGTCTTTAAACTTCTAAGGAAATATGCTGCTGCCGCCCATGAGAAGTGTAATAGCGTTCCGCTTGAATTGCACGCGCATCAGTTCAGGCACGCAAAGGCCACACATTGGCTTGAAGATGGTATGAATGTGGTTCAGATTTCATTTCTTCTCGGTCATTCCTCCGTAGAAACAACGATGGTATACCTTGATATAACTACGGAGCAGGAGATGGCGGCACTGGCGACCATCGAGGGAGAAAAAAATCAGAAAGTGTCGGCAAAATGGAATCCCCAAAAAGATACACTTTCTGAACTGTGTGGTCTCAGGAAACCAAAGTCATAAAACAATATCTTCACCTTTTTTGACAGGGAATACCTGAAATGAGGGGTATTCCCGAAAGGTGGAGATATGTTTTTAGTTGTGATAATTTGATTTATTTTAACGTTAAAATAAATCGTAATCTTCCTGCGATGCGAGCCTTGGGTATTTGTACTCATCGTTCCCATTCTCGATGTACATGTCGTTCACAAGACCGATTGTCAGAAGGTCCAGATCCCGAATGGATATCCCAAGCTGTACGCACCGAAGCAGGAAGAGTGGGGTGTTCATCTCCCGCTCAGTCGGATTCTGTTTTTTTTAGCGGTCGACTCGGACTCCAGGTTGATGCCCCAGAGTTCAATGAGCTGCGGAAGAACCTGATAGATGGAAAAGGTGTTGAACTGATCCAGCCACTCGTCGATATCATCCGGCACATTCGCAGGGTCCGCATGCTTTGCCATGATGTAGCTGATGGACTCAAAGATCTCGAGGGAAAAGGCATCAAGATCCGAGTGCTCCGGATCCCCATCGCCGACCGCCTTCTGAAGCGCTCTCAGGTCCTTGAAGATATCCCTCCGGAACTTGATCCGGTAAATCCGCGGGATTGCTGCAGATGCCCTGAACTTCACGGGCATCCCGTCAATGTCGATTGTCTTTTCAAGTGCCATTTGATCCCCTCCTTATCAGCTGCCGCTGGTCGCGTCTGTCGAAGTAACCGGCTCGTAGACCTTCGTGTACCAGGCGTTGTAGGTTGCATCTGCCGTCTTTGCACCAGTCTTTACCTTCACAAGACCGCTCGGAAGCGGGGAAGCCGTAATCTCAACCGTCTCCGTCTGCACTTCCTTCGAATCCTCCGATGTTGCGCCTTCGATGTTCGGGCGGGCTGCCGTACAGTAATACAGACAGTGACGGATCTTTTTCTTGTCGCCGGTAAACTCAAAGAGCAGGGCAAAGTGCTCTGCCTCCACCTGCGAATTCTCGACAAGAACGCCGTTGGAGTCCTCCGTCTCCTTCAGGATATCTGTCCGGAAGCTGTCGGGGATGAGAGCGGTCTCGAGATCGCCGCTGTAGCCATTGTTTGCAACCGTCGTGTAGTAAATCATGTCGTCCGCATAGAACGACTCCGTATCGCCCTCCGGGTCCAGGGAGAGATTGACCGCTCCCGGCCATGCCACCGGCGTACCAAAGGTCACATCTCCGGTGTCGTTATCCACTGTCACCAGTGCGTAATGCAGGTTCTTCAGACCGAACCGCACCTTGTTCTTTGTATCTGCCATTTCTACTCCTCTCTGCTGTCAGAGTGTCATCTGATACAGCACTTCATAAAGTTTCTCCTCCGGAATCCAGATCTCTGACTTTTCGTAGCAGAGCGCATGCTCCGTGAGGATCTTTTCGATTCCTGCTTCCAGCTGTGGATCCTTCCTGTCTGTGTAGAGCTCAAGATTCAAATCCGGAAATGCAGCATAGACAATGTTGTCTGCGCCAAATGTCTCCTCTTCCGGGAGGAGAAAGCACAAAAAAGGAGGATCCGGCGACTCTCCCTCTGCGAAGTG